AATATCAGGCTTAACCGCAGCAGGGTCAGTTGTTGGGGCAAACGAGTTTGAAATCAACGAAGCAGGTACCTCTAAAAAGGTTACTGGTGCTCAGATCTTAGCGTATGTTAAAGCGAACACAGCTCCAGGTGATATAGGTGCTGCAGTAGCAGATGCTGATATTGCTTATGTTGATGTAGACCAAACTTGGAGTGGTGCACAACGTGGTACAGTCACTACTGACAATGATGGTTCATTTGACATGAACGTGACTAACAATTTTAAATGTACTCCTACAGGTACATTCACACTTACCTTTACTAATATCACAGCAGGTCAATCTGGTTGGGTTCTTTTAGTAAATACTTCAGGTTACTCTATCTCAGCTGCAGCTACAACTAAAGTAGGTGCATCAACTCTAGCAACAATCTCAACAGCAGGTACTTACTTGTTATCATACTTTACAGATGGTACCAATGTATACGTTACTGCATCAGGAGCCCTTAGCTAATGAGCTTACTACCTAGTGGTGCCATAGAAACTACTGGCTATGACATAAACAACTCACTTCGCTTTAGAAGTGCAGCGAGTGCTTATTTATTAAGAACACCAGCAAGTGCTGGAAATAGAAAAACATTTACAATATCTTTTTGGTTTAAAAGAGGAACTCTCGGCGTAGATCAAAAGTTCTTAAGTGCTTATAGTGCCGACTCTGATAGTGGCAATATGGACTTCAGATTAACATCTGGCAATATATTATATTGGGGTCCATGGTCTACTGGCATGACAACAGCAGCTGTATTTCGTGATCCATCAGCTTGGTATCATGTTGTATTAACAATAGATACAACACAGGCAACTGGTGCAAATAGACATAGAGTTTATGTTAATGGCGTTGAATATACATTTAGTGGAACTCCAGTCACTCAAAATACAGACTTAGCATGGAACAATACTATTGCTCATAATATTGGCAGAAATGCTAGAACATCTGGTGATTATTTTGATGGTTATATGACTGAATTTTATAGTATTGACGGACAAGCCTTAACACCATCATCATTCGGTGAAACAGATGCAATCACTGGAGTATGGAAACCTAAAAAATACACAGGCACTTATGGCACTAATGGATTCTATCTAAAGTTTGCTAATGATTCGAGTTCATTATCATATCAATATGGTGCTTTGTTAAATGGATCAAGTCAGTTTGTATCATTAACTCCAACATCTGCATTTAACTTTAGTAATAACAACTGGACTATTGAAGCATTTGTATGGCCAAATTCTCAAACTAATCAAGTATTATTTAACTATGGATATGAAGGATCTACAAATAGAGCCATGGTTATTTATTACAGTGGTGGTAATCTAAACCTTGCATATTCTACCAATGGAACTAATAATACAGATACAAGTTTTGGTGCCCATAATATGCAATCTAATCAGTGGAATCATATTGCTATTGTTAGAAATGGATCTACGATTACAGCCTATATTAATGGTATTCCATTACCAACAACTATTAATATAAGCACAAGTTCAATTCATTACCCAGGAACATCTGGTGCATTTAGAATTGGCAGAGATTCTACAAACTATCTTAATGCTTTTATACATGGATTTAGAATTGTAAATGGCACTGCTGTATATACGTCTAAATTTAAACCAACGACAACTAAATTAACAGCTATTGCTAATACACAATTATTAACATTACAAGATTCAACACTAATTGATAACTCTCCTAATAACTTTACTCTTACAAATAATGGTAGCTTTACAATATCTTATGGTGTAGTTCCTTATGCAGCTCCATCTATTGCAACTGATTATAGTGGAAACTATAACAATTGGTTTATTGGAACTGGATGGAATGTCAATGATATATCAGATCAAAGTTATTCTGTTATGTATGATAGCCCTACGCTAACAAGTACGACTGTGGCTAATTATGCGACGTTGAATCCATTGGATTTTGCTTCAGTTAGTGGAACATTATCTGCTGGAAATTTAAACTGGGCTTCTTCAACTAACGTATGTGGAAACAAATCTACAATAGGAGCAACTTCTGGTAAATGGTACTGGGAAGCTGTAGGATCTAGTGTTACAAGTGGAACTATAGGTGGTAGATTTGGGTTTACTGGTAGTGATACAATTGCTGCTGAACAAGATAAATTTGGTATGTATTGGCATCCAACATCTGGTATTGCAAGAATAGTTAATGGCACTAATACTTATGTAACTTCTGCATATACATACACCAATAGCGATGTTCTAGCTCTTGCTTTAGACTTAGATAATAATATCTCTTATTGGTATAAGAATGGTGTATTGCAATATACATATGATTTTTCTTCATATTCAACAATAGGATCTAGAGTATTTCATGCTTATGTCTGGAACGCATCAAGTGGAACTCCATCATGGGTATATAACTTTGGTCAAAGACCATTCGCATACACACCAAGAACAAATCATTTAGCACTAAACACTTACAACCTTCCAGATAGCACTATCAAAAAAGGTAATAGCTATATGGATGCTACTGCCTATACAGGAACTAATGGTAGCCCTACAACACAAGTAATTTCATCTAATTTTCAACCTGACTTTTTATGGTTTAAAAAAAGAAGTGCATCTTATGATCATGCTCTAATTGATACTAATAGAGGAATTACTAAACAATTATATTCTAAACACAACTGCTGGGTTTAGTATTATTAGTTGGACATCAACAGGGTCAAATGGAACTATAGGACATGGACTTGGTGTTGCCCCTGTATTCATTATTGCTAGACGCAGAAACACAACAGAGAATTGGATTGTGTATCACAAGAACATGGGAGGCAATAATGGCTATCTATTACTTAATGGTACTGGAGCATTTGCAACTGGAGTAGCACCTTGGAACTCTACTGACCCAACATCATCAGTAATATCTATAAATAACTCAGCTATGGGAGCTGGAACAAGTAATCCAATGATTACTTATGCTTGGGCAGAAATAGCAGGGTTTAGTAAATTTGGTTCTTACACAGGTAATGGTTCTACAGATGGTCCGTTTATATATCTTGGCTTTAGACCTAAATTTTTAATGATTAAAGTTACTAATGCTGTAAATGAATGGATTATCGTTGACTCTGCTAGAGCAACTTATAATGTTATTGGTAACTATCTACTTGCAAGTTCTTCTGGAGCAGAAGGTAGTGGATTTGTATTGGTAGACTTTTTAAGTAACGGATTCAAAATGAGAAATTCTTTTGCTGGATGGAACGGAAGTGGTGAAAATATAATCTATGCAGCATTTAGCGAGAACCCCTTTAAGAATAGCTTGGCAAGGTAACAATTTAACAAAGGAAAAATTATGTTTTTAATTAACGGAAAACGACTTACTGAAGGTGTACCATTTGTTGATGCAAAAGGTACTCAATATGGTTCAGATTGGTTATACAAATCAACTGAAGCAGAAAAACTAGCTATTGGGATTATCTGGGTAGCAGATCCAATTAGGCTCGATGATAGATTCTACTGGGACGGCAATCCAACTAATCCAAAACCATTAGACGACAAAGAAGAAACAGATTCTGAAGGCAATAAGTACAAACAGACTGGTATGTTATTCGTAAAGTAGAACGTAATATCGACATTCCATCTAAGATTGTGACTGAAAGAGCTAAGATTGTAGCTGAAGCAGATAGACTTGAAGCTGAGATAGCTGCTTGTGAATACTTAGAAGAATTTATTAAGATTGTTACTAATCAGAAATGGAACTAACAGAAATGACCAAGCCTGACATCCAAGACGTAGATCATCGCCTAAGTACACACGAAGAAATCTGTGCTATGCGTTATGAGCAGATTAATGCTCGTTTAAAACGATTAGAACAAATACTTCTTGGTGCTTTTGGTACAGTCATTGTATTACTTTTAAATAACTTATTCAAATAATATGGACCCAATAACTTTATTAGCAGCTTTAGGCCCTTTAGCAGTAGATCTAGGCAAGTCTTTAATTAACAGATTTGTAGCACCAGATCAATTTAAACCAGCTACTATAGAACAATATGCTCAGATGAAACAAATTGACTTAGAGTTCTTTAAAGTCATGAATGAAGCTGGTGGAGGTAATCCTTCATATCTATGGGTAGAAGCAGTTGTAAGACTCATGCGTCCAGCTATTGGTTTACTAGTATTGACTACTTGGGCTGTTATGCACTTAAATGGAACATCAACACCAGAAGTCGATAACTTTGCAAGTGCAGTTGGTTTCTATCTATTTGGTGAAAGAAGTTTATTCTACATTAAGAAGAAATGAAATTAACAAAGCACTTTACGCTTGAAGAATTAACAGCATCAGAACTAGCAGATAGGCACGGAATAGACAATACTCCAGCTAGCCCTTTGATTTTAACTAATCTAAAAATTTTAGCTGAAGGACTAGAACGTGTCAGAACCTTACTTGGAAAACCTGTTATTGTTAATAGTGGCTATCGGTCTATTTTGGTTAATAACCTACTTGGAAGCAAACCGACAAGTCAACACACGAAAGGATTGGCGGCAGATATTATCTGTCCATCCTTTGGAACACCTAAAGACATTATTAAAAAGATTATATCAAGTGATATTCCATATGATCAAGTTATTTTGGAGTTTGATCGTTGGATACACATTAGTTTTTGTGAAGAGGGTTCTAAACCTCGTAAACAAGCGTTAGTAATAAATGGTAGTGGAACTAAAAACTTTAATTAAAGGAGAATATTATGCCAATGGTAAACGGAAAGAAATACGCTTATACTAAATCAGGTATGGCAGCAGCTAAAAAAGCAGCAAGCAAATCAGGTAAAAAGATGATGGCTAAACCTGCTAAAAGCAAAAAGAAATAGTCATGGCTATTAAAAAAGGCAGTGAGACGTTTTCAGGTTATAACAAACCTAAACGTACTCCAGGTCACCCTACTAAGAGTCATGCTGTATTAGCTAAAGTAGGAGATAAAGAAAAGCTTATTCGCTTTGGACAACAAGGAGTAAGTGGTGCTGGATCTAATCCTAAAACTGCTAAACAAAAAGCTAGACAGAAATCTTTTAAAGCTCGCCATGCGAGTAATATATCTAAAGGTAAAATGTCAGCTGCATACTGGGCGGATAAAGTAAAATGGTAAAAAAACCTAAGTCTAAAGTTAATCAAGCTGGTAACTACACTAAACCTACTTTAAGAAAAAGTCTGTTTAATAAGATTAAAGCTGGTAGTAAGGGTGGAGATCCAGGTGAATGGTCAGCTCGTAAAGCTCAGATGTTAGCTCGTGAGTATAAAAAAGCTGGTGGAGGTTATAAATAATGGCTTTAGCTAAGTCACAACAGTCTTTAAAAAACTGGACTAAGCAAAAGTGGAGAACTTCTGATGGTACTCCATCTAAAGGTAAGAAAAGATATCTACCAGATGCTGCTTGGAAAGCTCTAAGTCCAGCTGAAAAAGCTGCTACTAATAGAGCTAAAGCAGAAGGTAATAGAAAAGGTAAACAGTTTGTAGCACAGCCAAAGAATGTAGCTAAAAAAGCAGCTAGATATAGATAATGAAAGATAAATTAGATCAGATTAGAGAGTCAGCAGAAGCAGACTTGTCAATCTTTATTAAACTTGTAGCTCCACACTTGATGTTAGGAGCTGTTCATGAAGAACTAATTCAATGGTGGACTCGTTCTGAAGCTAAGAACAACCAATTAGTTTTACTTCCTCGTGGACACATGAAAAGTAAGTTGATTGCATATAGAACTGCTTGGTGGATTACTAAATATCCAGAAACAACGATTCTATATGTCTCTGCTACAGCTGATCTAGCTGAGAAACAGTTATATGCTATTAAACAGATTATAGATAGTCCTATTTATCGTAGGTACTGGCCTGAGATGATTCATCCAGAAGAAGGTAAACGTGAGAAATGGGCAGTTTCTGAAATTGCTGTTGATCACCCTCAACGTAAATTAGAAGGGATTCGAGATGCAACCTGTAAAGCTGTTGGTCTTACATCTAATACCACAGGTTTTCATGCTGACGTTGTTGTTCTTGACGACATTGTTGTACCTGGGAACGCTTATACAGCTGATGGTCGTGAGAAAGTTGAGGCAGCTTATTCTCAACTTGCTTCCATTGAAAATCCAGGAGCGAGAGAGTGGGTTGTAGGTACTAGGTACCATCCAAAAGATATATATGATACCATGGTAGCTATGAAAGAAACTATCTATGGTGATGATGGTGATATTACTTCCGAAGAAGAAGTTTATGAGTTGTTTCAAAGAGTAGTTGAGACTAATGGAGAGTTCCTCTGGCCTAAATAAATACATTGATGCTACACAATTTTATGCACAATACTACAATAATCCAAATAGTGAAGATGTTGCAAGGATTAGCTCAGAGAAGTTTCAGTATTTTGATAAATCTATACTTCAGAATAAAGAAGGGGATTGGTATATTAGAGATAGGAAGCTTAATATTTATGCTGCTATTGACTTTGCTTTCTCTCTTCGTAAAAAAGCTGACTATACAGCCTTAGTTACGATTGGTGTTGATCATCAAGGTAATTACTATATTCTAGATATAGATAGATTTAAAACTGACAGAATTGTAGATTACTATGAGCACATAGTAAAAGCTTGGGAAAAGTGGGGCTTTAGAAAGATTAGAGCTGAGATTACTGTAGCTCAACAAACAATTGTAAAAGAACTAAAAGAGAGTTACCTTAAACCTAATGGTATACCTCTTTCAATTGATGAATTTAGACCTACTAGGTCTTTAGGTGATAAGTTTGAACGTGTTTCAGCTGTACTAGAACCTAAGT